AGTCTCCATTATCATCTTGTATTGGAACAGTATAAGGGTTGCTAGTTAATGTGGTTGGATATATAATATGCTTGACACCTAAGTCATCTATCCAAGATAACTGCACGTAGTTAACGTAATCTTGAGGTATTGGTAATGATAAGCTTGGCGGTATTGTAACTTCTTGAGATTTAATACTCTTTAAAGTATCGTAACTAAACTCTTGCAAACCTCTTTTAGCATGAAATAATATATCAGTTCTTTTAGCGCTTGACACTAATTTACCATGACCAACATATCCAACTAAAAAGTTATCTATAAGATCATTTAATGTTATATAAGAATATCCACCATAATTATTCCATACTGCAGGTGTGCTAAGTTTAATTTCTACAACATATCCATTTGTTGGAGCAGGAATTATTACTACTGTCTTAGGATCTGAAAGAGATAATACTGGAGTTACTGAAACACCGTTAACTATTACGGTAAAATTACCGTTACCAGTAGCAGTTGTAAGCGTTAAGTCAGTATTAAATGTAGTAGGAAATTCTGTTGTAACACCATCACCTACAAAACTGTGTTGCCCTGCGTAATATTCTTCGTTAGTTTCTGTTATAAGTGACATATGTTAGCTTTTTTGATTTACTTCATCTTGTTGCACCATTGAAGCTGCTGTTTGTACTATTTGTGGATCTCTTATTATTACTCCAGCATACATAAGTATATTTAATATAACCTCTGTTTGTTCTATAGCGTCTAATTCAAAGTCAGTAGACGCAGCAGGTGAGTAAGTATATTGACCTAAAGACCCAGGTGTAAAACCCCAAACAACATCACTTGGTTTTTTAATATAATATGCCATTACCTTGCCTTGTATAGTGTCAGGATATACATAAAATAAATTATTTTCTTCTTTATATACTGGCCATTTTTTAGTAGGTGCAGTTAATTTAGACCTTTGCACTAAGTTGTACTCTTTTTGAGTAAGTCTTTGTATTTCTACAGGAATTAAACCGTTTGGCTCGTATTGTAACGTACCTATTCTATGTATTGCAGGATTTAAAGCAGACATAGAAAAACTACCACCAGAGTAACTAAGTGAATTACTTGTCTCAAATATAGATATTTTTTCCTCTGTAGTTTTAATTCTATCAGCATACTCAGAATCCATCTGAGCTGCTTGTAATGGCACACGTAATTGTTGATTTAAGTCTTCGAAATATTTTTCAAACATCTCAAGTTGCACTTGTGTTCCTACTTTATTAAACTCATCAGGGGTCATATAACCTCTCTGTTCTTTGTTTAATATAGATAACACTGTAGTATATACCGTATTTACGTTTATTGCCATTTTAATATTTTTAAAAAAAAAGGGTGGCGAAATACCACCCTAATTATATAGTTACTTGTTATTTAAGTTTTTTATCTATTGATTTATAAACTTCAAGTCCTTCATCTGTCTTAAACCATGCAGCCATAGCTGAGTAAGGGTTTTCATCAAATGGTACGGTCATTAATTTACGACCATTACTAGCCCATTTAATTGTTCTTTGATCATCTGCTAATAAAATAATACTAGCTTCAGTAGCTCTTATAGCAAAATTCCTAAGCACAACATTTTCATCCTGTGATAAATCTAAAAACAGTTTAGGATTCTTTTTTGCAAATAATATCCATCTCTTTTTAATTCTTTACTGGAAAGTTTATTAACGCTTGTACCTATTTCAACTCTTAATATAGCTTCTAACTGATCAATGTCCATACTAGTCGCTATATTCATAGCTTCTAATTCCATTTCTAAATAATCATATTGATCTTCAGCTTGTACTACAGGGTCAAATTCAGCGAATAAAACACCATTGTGAGGATGTTTAGCTAAAAACTCTTGTAAATTTCTTTTTTCTTTTTTAACATACAAATGTCCTTCGGCAAATACTATATGAGATAAAGTAGCAGCACCTTTCTGCTCGTCTACAAATATAGACTTTTGATTAGTTGCATATCTTAATTCTCTTTCATATCCTTTTTCTTTGTCAAAATAAACACAAGGATATCGCCTAGAATGCTTAGACATTACTGTATAAGTTAATGGAGTTTTAGAACCTAATAAGTAGTAGCTTCTATCTTTATACTCCCAAGTGTCTATTTTTTTAGTAGACTTTTTTTCTTTTGTTTCTTCCATAATATAATATAATATAATAATTAAAAAAGACCCCGCCGAAGCGGGATCTTATTGTTGCCTTATTTTAAGCTAAAACTGAACTTTTCTTAATAACTACTGTTGGTACAGCATCCGCTAAGATAGCACCTGTTGCAGTTACTTTAACACCTAATCTTGGCGCTTCTACAAACATGCCTGAAGCTTCAGACATTTTTGATAGAGCATCAAGCCAAGCTGATTCTATTTCAGCAAGAGTTAAAGCGTATTCATTGTTTGTTCCTGGAGCAGCGTAAGTTATAGCTGATTTAACTAATGACTCATCATCACCAGCGGCTATACCGTATACTATATCTACCGTGCAAATAGCGGTTGCTCCAGAACCAGCTATCACTACTTCAACAAATTTAATGTCGTCGCAGCTAACTAATTTAGAACCTGTATTAGCTGTTGCAGACGCAGCAGCATTTGATAGTTTTAATAAACCCATAATTTCTATATTTTTAAATGTTTATAATTATTAAGCTCCTTTGAACAACACGAAGTTATTAGCAGCTTGAGTTACTAAACATCTTTCAGATAAGAAATTAACTCTCATTACATCAAGATCAGAAGTGTAAGCGCCTCCAACAGAACCAGTAATCCAAGATTTAAATCTTCTATCTTCTGTTTCTGAAGCTCTATATCTTACGTGCATAAATGGACGTCTGATATTAGCACCTAACATTTGATCGTATACTGTAGAAGTTCCAGCAGGAATAAGTACACCATCAATCTCCTTGTCTAATCCTCTAGTTGTAGCATCATTTAGATATTTCCAATCAGTTTTGTAGAAGTCATAAGAACCTCTTCTAAAACCAGAAAATCCAAAGTTTAATGCCATATCAGCTTCGTTGTCAAAAAGACCATAAGAAGCAGCAGCTGTAGAAGCATAAGCTCCATTCATTGCGGCGATCATATCGTCAAAATCTAACGCAGTAGATCTAGACAAGAATAACATGTTTTCTTCAATGGCACCTTGCTTGTCTAAGTTTTTAAGGATTTCATCGAAATCACCTAAAGCACCAGAACCAGGAGCAGCAGCTCCAGCAAAACCAGAATATACATTACCTCTTGCTTCGATAGCAGCGAATAAACCTTGTGTACCTTTAATGTCCTGTGTTACAGCACCACCAGTAGGTGTAAAATTACCACCAAAAGGAGTATTAGCTGTTGACATTAATTCACCTTCAACCATTGACATTTCCATATAATCTTCAAATCTTAGTCTTGTTTCAGACTCAGCTTTTAAATACCATAAGAATCCAGATGTTCCGTCTTCAGTAGCGACTTCGATCCAACCAATTTGTGCAGCATCAGAACCACTTAACTCATAGTTATCTTTTAAGATAATTGGTGAGTTGTTATAAGTTGTAACACCAGGCTCAATAGCCCCAGTCATTCCATTAGTACCTTTTGGAAATTCAGAACCATATACAAATAAGCTACAACTAGCAGCGCCTGTTACAATTCCAGCTGGCATAGTAGCGTCATAAGCTTGACAAGTAAATACAAAAGCACTAGTCTCACCAACTACTAATAATTTAGTTGTTACTAAACCTGTTGCGTTGTCAGAAACTAAAATAGTGTTACCAACTCTTACACCACAAGTAGTTTCACCACCTTGAGGAGTAATTGTAATTGTAGCTGCAGGATGTGCTCCTGGTTGAGTTACTTGAACCGTATTATACGCTACATGTAGTCTATTTTGTTCAGACCAAATTACTTGATCAGATGTCATTGGCATTTCAGCGCCAACCATTCTCAAGAAACCAGATAATGTTCGGTTTCCGTATCTTTCTACCTCTTGCTCATAAAGCTCAGGTAAATATTGTTGTGCCCATTGTCCACCAGCTACAGCATTAAAATCAAGATAGTTATCTTGAACTGCAACTCTTTGTGGCATTGGAACGATTGAAGCAGGAAAACTCCCGCTTGTTGCAAAACTCATAATTTTTAGTTTTTAGTTTTTATTTATTTTTTTTTTGATTTTACTCTCAACTTTGAACTATCAACACCATTTACTGCTTTCACTTTTAATCCATTTATAAATAAGTCGCCAGGAGTTGTACTTCTAGCATCTTGATTTATGTTTTTAGATTTTGCTGTCACATCTTTAATCGCATCGGCTTTGCCTTGCTCATAAAAATGATTTGCAATAGTATCAGCATTTCTAGCAGCATAAATTGCTTTATGATAACCTTCGTAATCTTTAACATTACCTTTGTCGTCTAAGAACGTCTTAACGAAGTTTGTTAAATTTGATTGGTTATCAGCTACAGTTTCAGGGTTTTGTACATTATAACTAAATCTTTTTTCTCCTAAACTAAACTCAAAACCTTTGAAATCTTTAGTGAAATAATTTTTAGTAGTGTTTTTAAACTCCTCATGTTGCTTTTGAACGGTCTGTTGTTCATTGTTGTATCTATTGAAGAACTCCATAGCTTTTTGTTGTTCCTGAGTAACGCCCGGTCTCAACTTGATCTCGTCGTAATATTTACTCTTAGTCTCTTCCAAAAAGTTTTTAGCTCTTGCAATTTCTTCTTTCTTCGCGAGTTTCTTTTTTCTTATATCGCGATCCTCATCTATGTCTTCGTCGTAATCAAATTTATCTTCCATAATAAATTCAATCTCGTCTTGGTCAAGATGTGGTTTAGTTTGTTTATAATATTCTTTTAATAATGCTGTATCATCAATGTTTGTATAATCAGCATTTAACCTAACATAATCATTAATATCTCCACCAGTCTCCTTCATAAAGTTAACCAGTTTTTCTATATTTTCTGGTAATTCTAATTGAGGTTGTGGTTCTGGCTCTGGAGCTTTTACTTCTTCTTCAGCTTTAGGTTCTTCAGTAATCTCAGTAATAGTTGCTACTGTTTCTTCTTTTTTCTCTTCGGTAGCTTCCGGCTCTTTGACGTGTGCTTCTCCCACTTCGCCGCCATCTTTGGAAAGTTCGCGTACATCCACCTTCGTTGTGCTTGACTCTGGAATGGCATCTTTTTCTTCTTTTTTAGATAAATCTATTTTTGTAGTTTCTTGCGGTTTTTTATTTGCAAGTTTTTTAGGTTTCTTTTTTATTTTAAACTCCCCTTGTTCTAATTCACCTGTAGGAGTTTCTTTTATTTCTTCTGACATAATATAATATAATAATTAATAATGGTATTTATCCAGGACCCATGTTTTGTAAACCAAAACCTCCTGCTTCATTATCACCTTGTGTTTCAAAATTAGTTGGTAATAAATCATTTTGTCTTTGACTAATCATTTGACTTTGTTGAGTCGCTTGTAATTTAGTTCGTTTGTCTTTTCTATCTTCAATTTCTTTTTCTCTAGCTGAAGTAACTTGAATATCTGCTTGAGCTAACTGCATGTCATATTGGAACTTTTGCTCCATCAACTGCTTTTTAATAACAGCTTCTTGCTCCATTCGTTGTATCTCAAATTGAGATTTAGCTTGTTCAAATTGAATATTAGTTTCAGCTACAGCTTGTTGCTTTTGAACTTCGTTCATTGCAGCTCTCTCAGCTTGTTCGGCATTAGCCTGAGCTTGTGCTTGAATATTTGCTTGCTGCGCAGCTTGGTCTTGTTTAAGCTTTTTCTTTCTACGTTGTTTAAGTAAAGCATTTGCTAATTTAAGGTTTTTAACTTCTCTTATATCAATAGCATCTTCTAAATATATTTGGTTTTGTTGTAATGCTACCTGTATGTTTTGTTCTAGCATTGCCTTTTGTTCGTCATCAGGTTCTAGTTGAAGATATATACCAAAATCTAATAAATTAACTTGACTAAGTTCTTGAAGTGTATGCATGTTAAATCTAGATATGCTACTTTCTAAAGCTTGTCTAGTTAAAGGAAACATTAGTGCATCTGCTATTCTAAGAGTTATATTTTCACACGTTCTAAGAGTTAAATATAAACTAGCTTGTAGTATATGTCTTGTAGCAGTGTTACTGTTAGCTGCAGCTAATTTCTGTAACCCAACTAAAGCATTTTTATCTGGTTGACTACCATCTCTTGCTTCATTGAGCCCAGTTACATCTCTTATCATTTGTAAATAATACTGATAAGTACTTATAAGTGAATTTATTTTTTGACCACCAGAAGATGATTGTAATTCTTGTATTGGTACTTTGCCACGATTTGGATCACCATCTTGTGTTAATGATCTACCAACAATAGAACCAGTTTGAAAATACATATTTAATGCTTCTTGTGGATTATAATTAGTACCATTTCCAAGATCAACTTCCGCTAAGCCATCTACATCTAAGTAAACACCGTCAGGTACTATCCTAGACATTACTTGTTGAAGCTTTAAGTGTGTAAGCTGTATCATATCAGCAAAGCCAGTAACTCTTGATACAAGTGAATCTATGCGACCTTTATACATTCTAGGAGCGCATATATTATAATTCATGTTTACTTTAACAACATTAGAATTAGGTCTTGTCATATTCTCAGACATTTCCCATTTCAACATTTCTGTATGACCTAGTATTTTAGCACCTGTGTATAAAACTTCGATAGCTCTAAATGCTTTTTTAAAGTTTTCGCTCTCTGGTGGATTAAAAGTGTCTGTTTTTTCTAATGCTTTTTCTAACCCGTTTGGAGTTTGTTTTATTTTAAACACTTGGTTAGCATAAGTCTTATATTCAAAATATAAAACCTGTACATTGTTATTGTCATCTTTACCATTCCAGTTTCTTAAGTACTCTTGATTACCTGGATACTCTTGTATTTTCTTTAATTGATCAGCTGTTAAATAAGGAAATTCTTTTTTAAGTTCTGGTAGACTTATAGATTTAACTTCACCGACATAGTATATATCTTCAAAATTAGGATCTTCAGTATATGAATATACTAAATTAACTGGGTCTACATAGTCTACAGTAACTCCTTCAGACCTATTAAAACTAGTTTTTGTAGCACCAATTCCTAAAACTGTTAAGTCATAGTTTACTCTTCTATTTATTAAATCATATTTATTTTTAGCTAATACATTTTCAATAGCTTCTTCTTCAGCTACCTCTACAGCTTGCTTATAATCCATTTGCATGTGAACTTCTAGTTCTTGAGGATTAGATGGAGCATTTTCTCTATCTTTATTAGAAAACATATTTGCTCCTGTTTTTTGCTGTATCTTAGCTATAAAAGCTTCTGCATTAATATCTCTTAATAAACCAGAGGCATAGTCAGTTCTTTTCTTTAGTGATTCAGGATCTTGAGCATAGGCGTTTATATCGTAATTTCTTTGAGATATACCATTAACAACAATATCAACAAACTTAGGTATAACAGGAACAGGCTTCCAGTCTAAGTTTAAATAAGATAAGTCACCATTTATAGATAATTCATCTTTATACTTTTGTATAGACTGCTCGCCTCTAGCATACAACCTTAAATTATGAAAGTTATTATAATTAGTATTAAACCTGTAAGCACCACGATAATTAGTGAACCATTCTCCTTCAATAGCTCTACCTACTTGAAGACCATACTCCCACGTTGCTTTTTCTGCATCTGGTACTACCTGGTCCGGAAAAGCGCTATTTGTATTTGTATAAATTTGCATCTATTATATTATTTTTGAAATTGATCCTTTATTATCATATCTTTTAAAACCTAAATTTACTTTATTTCTTACAATATCTTTATTTGGTTTATACTTATTCTTGTTACAAGCCATAATAGCAAGTCCTGAACTAATAGAAGCATCATGCTTTGTTCTATTATTAATATTGAATTTAGCCCAGTCTTCTAAAGTGCGTTGCATATACATATCTCCATATTCACCTGATTTAAAACCAACGTGATCTTCTATGTATGTTTCTATTGCAGCGGCATGTGCTTGTTTAATATCTTCACTAGAGTTAGGTATACCACCTATTTCTTTTTCAGTTGTTGAAAGCTTGTTCCAAACTTTATCAGGACGATTCATACTAAAACCTCTATAACCCCTTCGCTTTAAATAGTACAAAAGTCTTGGTTTGTTATTTTCACATAGTATAGGCATACCGTAAAATATTAAAGCCATAAGTACATCTTCAAAAAATATCTCAGCAGTTTGAGGTCTTGATATATACTCTAAAAAGAAATGATTAGGTGGAGCATCTTCCATACTAAACTTAGTAAGCCCATGTAAAGATCCATTAGAACCTTTACCATCTACAGTGCCTGATATATCGTAGCTATCACAACCAAATGCTCCAACGTGTTCATTACCAGGATACTTAATACCATTTTTTATAATTACTTGATTTTGTAAGTTTTTAGGTGGTACCCAAGATATTAAAAATCTTCCATCATTATTAGGATAAAATATTACTTTACTATCCTTAATACCGTTCTCCCATTGAAAACTACCTTTTGTTACTGAAGCAACATTGTGCATTTCCTCATTGTAATCAACTTGTTCGTATATCTTTACTAAGTTAAATAAAGATTGTTTCGTTTCATCTCTGAAAGCATGTTTCTCAGTACGAGGAAACTGCCTGTAAAATTCGTTTAATCCGTCTTGGTCTTGTTTGAGTCCTTCAACTTCGTTTTCCCAGTGTTCGATAACTCCGAGGTCAATTGCTGCTCCATCGATTCCAGTGACTTCAGTTTTTGGCGTATCGAAGACAGGTAGTCCATAAGTATCAATGTATCCTTCGTAGGACCATTCCATAGGGATGAATAAACTATAGAGTCCCGAGCTTGTTTGACCATTCTTATTTCTTCTCGTAACGCTTGAATCATAATATAATTTCTTAAAATTGTTTCCACCTTTGTCTAAAGCATTTGATGTTGATCCCATCATACACTTACCAATAATTCTACTACCTAATCTTAGTGTAGTTTTTGTAACTCTCCAGTTATTTAATATGTTATCAGGTCGCTCCCATTTACCACTTTCATCGTGTGCTAGCATCTTTAGCTTTTCACCATCATAAGAGTTGTCACCTGTATTCTTCCAATCAATAGTTGTATCAAGACCAACAATATCTGATAATTTGACATTATCATCAAGTTTTCTTCTAGTTAGTTTAGAAGCTGGTACCCTGTAGGCGAGCTCTGTTTTAGGACGATCCATACCATCTTGGATCGGCTTGAAGAAAAACGGATAGTTAAGAGATATGGGTACGACTTTATCCGTAAACATCTTCTTGGCATCAGCCCCAGTTTTTGATAAGATCCCAAATCTTGAATCTGACGACATTGTGGCGGCGTTAACGAGCTCTGCTGAAGCCATGAACGAAAACCCAGATCGTCTGTTTTTAAGATAGCACATCCCATAACATCTGCTATCAGCTTTACATGCTTCCCAGAAGTAGAAAAATAACTTATTCGATTCCCTGTAGTCGGCAGCACCCACGTCGATTTTTGACCATTGCAAATACATGTAGTGAGTCCCAGTGATATAATTAGGAACACCCTTGTTATAATAAAAGTAACCTTTCTCACGACGTTCAAATTCTTTATCGATATAGTCATACCATTTTTCTTTAAAATCTGTAGGGTACTCTTCCCAGTCAAAGACACTTTTTATTTTAGCTAGTTCTTTTGGGTATTCTTGTTTTTCCCAGTATTGTTCCTTTTTATCTTCGCTTCGTTTAAAGCATTCATAGACTGCTGGTATAGCAATCTTGAGATCTTGTATTTCGTAGATGTCTCCAATAGTTCCGTCTCTGCTTATGATTACTATATCGTATTCTTTATTATACCCATACTCCCATTTTTTATACCTATTATTTTTTTTAAGTATCTTAGGGTTGATATAATCTTTTAGTACTTTATATAATGTTTGTTCGTACATCACTTACTTCTCCCTTCTGCAAAACCTTTAAAAGCTTTTTCTTCCTTTTTTACTTCTTTAGGTTTATCCTCTAACATATCTTTTTCATTCTCGATGCGAGTTAATATTTCAAATGCATCGAAAATAGCTAATTTCTTTGTCGCTGCTGCGTTCTTTAATCTATCTGCTGATATATCATCTTCTGAGTCTACAATAGGTTCTCTAGCTATCTTAATTAACTCTTCAACTGCTCTGTGCCCAGCTTGGATTATATTTAACTTTGTCTCCTTGATCGTCATGTGTTAAGGCTATATCATTTGATTTCATACAATATAAACGTTCATCACCGACTACAAACTCAAATTCAGAGTTGGGTGTAAACGTTATTAAGGTTCCAGGAGTGATTCCTAGCGCTTCTAAGGACTTATTGCTATATTTTATTATACCAAGAAGTGGAACTTCTTTAAGTGTACTAAACTGATCTATAGAAGCAACTGGATGTACAAAGCAATAGTTTAAGTTGCATATCCAATTATCGTTTCGGTTATAAAGGTATATTTGTTCTATATCACAAAAGAATAAATCATCTTTAAAAAATGATGCAGAGTTTTTCTCTCTACCTTTCATGTCGTAAAATCTACGAAATACGTTATGGTGAATGATTACCTCATCACCTACTTTGATCTCTGTCTTGTATGCTTTTGGAACAGCTATGACAATTGCTTTTTTACTAACACTTTGAAATGTTTCTATTCTAGTATTAGTTACAAGGCTTTTGTCACCTACTTTTTTTTCATTATCGTAACGTTCACCTTTGGGTTGTACAATAAACCTGTATAAGCTTTCCATTAGTACTGAAGATCATACTCAACTGATATCGCCATATTAGAGTTAAACTTTTTCCAAGGCAATACTTCGTCTTCTTTAGTTATGAATATATTGTAAGAATTATCTTTTTCTTCAAACAGTATATTAGAAATACTATGCCCGCCGTAGACCGATTGGCCTACAGCGTAATGCATAGCTTCATTTTTATAATCTGCTCCAATACTTATTTTACGAATAATATTAGACATCAGCTAGTTCTTCTTCCTTGATTTCAGTGTAAGTACCATCTTCTAAATTAATGTTTACTGCACCGTACTCTTCTTCAAGTTCTTTTTTAAAACTTTCAATGTTTTCATTTACTCCTGCTAGTTCATGAAGTAATCCATGTTTGTTAGCTTCTAAGTAACCTACTTCATTTAATATTTTATTAACTGCTGCTTGTTGCTCTTGTATCTTCTTTAAGTGTTCTTCTTTAATCTTCATTTAATTTAATTTAATTTTTGTTTAATTTACTCAGTTGGTGGATTTGGATCCGACCATTCTGGAGTTGCCATCAGTGCTAGCGCTTCTTCGTGGTTCAATGTACTTACCGGTACTAAAGAACCATTAGTGATAAAACTAGGTTCAACTTGGTAAGACAGTAAACCTTGAGTATTAGCTAAGTTTCTTCTCATTGTTTGAGCCGAAGACTGATTTACTTGACTGAACAAAACAGCGTTTGAATCAGACAAATTTATTACTGCATAAGTTGTTGCCATTGTTTAATTGTTATTTGTTAATTACTTGTTATTTATATATTTACTTGTTTAATTTCTTTTTTACGCTGGTACGTCTTCAACTCTATCTGCTGAGTTCATATTTATTGAAAAAGCATTTTTAGATGAGTTAGGTGCATTACCTTTTAGGTTTGCAGGAATATCCATACTTGTAGCTATTCCATTCGCTGTAGAACCTGGGCCATTACCTATTAAGTCTGTTGGTCCTAAATTATAAGATGTACCATTATTTGAACTAGAAGTTAAGTTTGGACATATCCAGTCATTTCCATTAAAATAACTATCACCTGATAAACTCCACCATCTAGTTGGTGATAAACTTGAAATATCACTTGGAACACCGCCATTATAAACCGTTAAAACTTTGTCACTTGTTAATTCGGAATTCCAAACTGCTATATTACTTAAGTTTCCGTTAGTTGCGTATGTAGATGAATAATAAGATCCTATATAAAAATTATCTGAAGAAAAATCTACCGTAGAATAAACGCCAGAGTCTACCACTGTTTGAGCTTGACCATTTATATATATTTTACCAGCGGCACCCTTGTCGTATACACATATTATATTATACCAGTTTTCATTACTAAAACCTGGGTTTGAAATACTTACATATCCGTTATTTCCACCCTCATAATAAGCTAATCTTAAAACTGTTCCAGAACTGTATAGTGATAAACTTGTGCCTACATCATTAGTATTGTCTCCTGATCTAAAATTCCACAAACCTTGTTCCTCTGTTGTATCATTAAAATAAACCCAGCAACTTACAGTTACGTACTCCGCTTGAGACAGTGAAGAACCCAAACTATTTCCGCATCTTATATCTTCTGTTAAACCATCAAACACCATACTATAACTACTATACGGAATACTACGAGTTAAATCAGAATTAACTAAATTTGCTGTAGTCATACCTGAGCTAATACCGTTTAGTGTTGAAACTTGAATATCTGTAACAGTAGCTCCGTTATTAGTTCCATTGTTGCTACCAGCACTATCTTGTATACCTGTAGTTAGATTATCTAACTTCCACCATCCTGTGGGTGAAAAAGAAATACTTGCTTCAGGTGTTCCACCATTATAAAGAGTAGCTACATTAGCAGATTGATCTGAGGTCCAAAAAGCAGTATTACTTATATTACCTTCAAAAAATATACCAGTTGCTCTACCTATCGTTGATAAAGTTAAAGTATTTGTATTATTACTAGGACTTCCAAAAGTTTGTCCATTTACATATACACCAACATCATTGCTTGCGTTTCTATATACTAAAACGTGGTTCCAAGCAGATGCAGTTAAGTTATTACCACCGCTTTCATTAAATGTTGTTACTGTGCTTGCTACTTTCACCTTTAACTGCGTAGCTGTCTTAATTTGTATCCAATTGTTACTAGAGGCTCCATCGCCTAAAAAGTTGTTATCAACTACATTATCAGGATTTATCCATAAAGATAAAGTAAATTCACCAGCAGATACAAAATCTGAAGTTAATGCTATTTCACCTACTGTTCCATCAAAATCTAAAGCGCTAGAGTAATTAGCTTGAGCTTCTCCTATAATCCAATCACTTCCATTCCAATTACTAGTATCAACATTCATTTTCCACCAGCCTTTTAGGTTAGCAGCTTGAGGTTGTGTACCAGTGTAAGGAACACCGTTATTATAAAGAGTTGAAATACTACCTCCAGCAATATCGCCAATTGAAGCACCGCCATCCGATAATACAGCATTCCACTTTTGTATATTCGATAACTCGCCGTTAAGCATACCTGTTCCATTATTTTGGCCACCAATCCAATTTGCAGCACTTGATATATCTCTGTCAATTCCTGTGCTTTTATAAACTCCGTTTACATAACATTTAGCAGTAGTTCCATCTCCTGTTATTACGTAATGATTCCATTCATTTAGATTTATAGTTCCTGTAGATAATATTGTGGTAGAACCGTTGTTTAATTGTAATGTAGTAGATTGAACATTAGGATAATAATTTGTATTACCAAAAGCAAAAACACTTCCATTATTTACGTTTTTATTAAGCCAAAAAGAAATGGATTTATTTCCTATAAAATCTGATGTTCCTAAACTTATTCTACTATATGTAGGTGCAGCAAGAAAATCAAAAACAGTTGCACTTGGCACTGACTCGTTAGGGACGGTCAACGTAGTTGCTGGGTCAGCAGCATCACCGGTTGATCCTCCACCTAAAGGATAATAAGTTATTGGAGGTGGTGTTATAGCCATTGGGTTTATTGGCGTGTTAGAATTATAAAGACTAGTAATTTGTTGTTCTGTAAGTGTATAATCAAAAATACTTACATCTGAAATGTCTCCTGGAAACTGATAATACCATTGTGTAGCGTTTAAATTTCTTCCTCCTAAAATTAAATGTGAAGCTGTAGCTATACTTGTAGCTCCAGCCCACCCTGTTTGATTTGTTAATTGTTGTCCATTTTGATACACAAATGTTCTATTACCTGAAGATCCTGTTCCATCAAATCTAAGAACCCAATGATTCCATTCAGCAATATCTCTATTAAATGATCCATCTAATCTAAAATTTACTGTACCTATATAAACATCTAAAGCAGTACCATTAGCAGGAAATATCCATAATATAGGGTTATTAGTTCCACTAGTTAAATGAAGTGGATACTTAGCCTCACTATCCGCAGCATAGTTAATTTTAGCCCAAAAAGATATAGTGCAATTAGTAGATCCATTTAACTCAGTATAGGGTATTTGTATCCTATTGTCCGATCCATTAAAATTTAAACTATAGTTTTCAAACTTACTCTGATTGCTTTCTTCAGGCATTCGCCACGTTGGTGATATCCATTTAGTTGCCATATATCTATTTTAGTCTCCCATCCTGTACCAAGCCACAGGAGCTGTTAAATTACTAATATTGTTTAAATCTGCTGTTTTACCAGTCGTTGTACCTTCGTAAATATCTTGTTTTATTTGTCTTTCGGAAAGAGCGTAATTGAATAAAGCCACTTCGTCTATTTTACCATCCCATTCAAAGCCAGATAAAGTAGAGTTTTTTCCTATAGTAGTATTATTACTTGTATAAGTTATTGTTCCAGTTTTGCTAGCGCTGCTAGCTAATGCGCCATTTACATATAACTTCATACTAGTTCCATCCCAAGTAGCACAAACGTGAAACCAGGTATTAACAGTAGGTATTGACGTTGTTATAGTTGACCAACTTCCACTATTCAAACCAAACTGTAAAGAACCACCGTAAACAAAAATGCCATAATCAACACTTGCTCCTCTACCAATTATACTAGCTTGAGAAGTGTCTGTTTTGTATGCCCAAGCTGAAATGCTTAGTGACGTAGTTGAGGGTTGTAAATTACCAATATCAAAGTAATCATTCAGCCCATCAAACTCCATACTAAAAGCATTATCCACTTGTGTAGGTACATAGCCAGCAGGATACGAATGCCTATTACTAGGTATCATATTTATACTAACAGAGTTAGCAGTTGATTCAGGTGCGTCTCCTATTCTGTCTTCGACAGCTAAATTAGTTCCAGATCCATTAGCATAGCTACCAGGTGCATCACCTACTAGAATAGCTGTCTGTGTACCAGCTCCTGTTCCAGTTGAACCACCAGTTATTTGATTTGGTATAGTTATATCATTACCAACAAAGTAAGCGTCTTCCCCTAACCTCCACCAAGATGTTGGAGATAATGAAGTTAAATCATTTGGATAACCGTTGTTATAAACTTGAGTGATTTGAGCTTGAGTAAGAGCAGTATTCCATATTGCTACTTCATCCATTTTACCACCAAATGTATTAGCTGTTCCATAATAGCCGCCTATTATAGTTTTTAATCCAGTAAATGATAATGAACTTGGGAATGTTCCTGTATCTGTTGTTGATTGTTCTACACCGTTTAAATACACTTTGGAACCACTTATATTACCAGCTTTATATACAAAAGCTATATGATACCAAGTTCCTGTACTTAAGCTTGTAATATCTAAAAGTTTTGTTTGTGTGCCTCCCTCTACTCTAAACCTCATACTATTAGAGAAAATATTTACTTGAAATTCTCCTTGAGTGTTACTAAAACTACCTATATAAAATAGTCCATTATTATCTGTTAAACTATCAGTATTAAACCAATATGACAGACTTAAATCTCCTGTATATGTTCCTAAACTATCTCCAAGTTCAGTTCCACAATCTATATAATTTCCAATTCCATCAAAAGATAAACTATAATTACTATACGGAGACTCAAACTGTAGATCGCTAGGTATTAATGCTGAAGTAGGTAGTGTATCACTTTCACCATTGTTAGATATTAAAACATTTGTAGCTATTTGTGTTGCTCCATTGTTTGTACCATTGTTACTAGCACTACCTGAATCTTGAATACCTGTTGTAGTATTATTTAGTTTCCACCAAGATATAGGTGAACTTGATATACTTGTTTGAGGAGTACCAGAATTAAAAAGTGTAGATATAGCTGCAGCGTCTAA